GTTCAGGTAGTAAACGATTGGTCAAAGGATTTATTACAGGCGAGGTGATTATTATTTGGGTTGGGGGTATTGGATCCTATATCGACTCACACTCTCATCCATTCCGGTATCACCTTCGGCCGCTGTCGATCATCCGGGCTGGCACGTTGGTTAGTACTTACTAACTAAATCTGCCGCCTTTTTGGAGGGGGGGAGGGGAGAGTCAACGAGCATTTATGTATAGTTCCCACCCACCCACTAAAAAAGCCAAAACTCAAAGTCGGTATTTCTTGCAATCCCCCTCAGCACAAGTGTTAGGATGTAAATTGTGATAACAGTGAAAGGTAACGAAAAGTGATAAAGATGATTGGAAAGCAGGTAAAGTCTCGAATGATGCACTTAACTGACGTTCAGGCAGCAAGTGTGGTCTTAGGGGCCGTGGGTTTGGTCGTACTGGCTTTTATTATTTGAGGGTTGTTTTTTGAATTAAGTAATATAGGATAGGGAGGGAAAGGCGGGCTTAATGGCCCGTTTAACTTTGGAGATTTAAAATGAAAGAAGACCATACAGTTGAGTATCGTTCTATTGATTACTACTCAATGTGCGAAAAGTCCAAAGAGAAGATTAAAGCTATGCAGGATGCTGGTATGTCTACTATGTATGATGCTAAATCTACGCCTGAAGAGACTGAAATGCCTAAGATGGGTGGCTATTCCGTCATAATGATGGGTAGGTAGATAAAGGACTTTCAATGGAATCAAACTTGGAGCAGATCGAGCAAGATCTAAAGATCTTACGGCATAGAGATTACATAGTTGTTAAAGACTATTACCTAGCTGGCATAGAAATGCCTAAGTGGCTTGTCGCTGGCGATGTCTGGACGGACGATGAGGTCTTTGATGATTTTGATGGCGCTTGGGGAAAAATGAAAATGCTGATGGATTCCGGCGTATTGACTAAATCGGATAAGTGGTGGCTTAAGAAAAATCCACAATTGCAATACCGGAAGGAAGAGCTAGCCCCTCCCTACAAGTTTACGACTACAAGCAAAGATCTGTCTCGTAAGCTCCCTTGGCGTGTTGAGTGGCTGTGAGTTAGCGCTCACTAACCTGCAAAGCCATGTCTAGCGTGGGCGTTCTTGAGGAAATCGCAGAGCATTTGGCTGATATTGCCGATTCTTTGCGTAAATTGTTAGACTTAGCGGAAAATTCAGACTCGGATGTAGATGATGCTTGATTCTGGTGAAGAAAAAGAACCCGCCCGACGCCGTGGCAGTCCAAAAAGGTCTGAAATAGCGGCAAAAACCCCGAAAAGACACAATTCTAAGGGTGGTCGCAATAAAGTAGGCCGTCCCAAGGGTGATGCGGGCATTATCAATGAATATAAAGCCCGGATGCTGGCTTCGCCCAAGTCAAGCAAGGTATTGGAATCTATCTTTAATGCCGCGATGGATGATGAACACAAGAATCAGGCCGCTGCTTGGAAGCTGGTAATGGATAGAATCCTGCCGGTAGCCGCATTTGAAAAGGATATTGTCCAAAATTCAGGCAAATCTGCTATTCAGATCAACATCACAGGGGTAGGCGGCGCAGAAATAACCCCCTCTACCAATGTGATTGACGGGGACTCAGGTGAAGTACTTCAAGATTGAAGAATTTGACTGCCAAGAAACCGGAAACAACGAAATGAAACCCCCGTTTCTTGAAATGCTCGATAAATTACGGGATAGATGCGGCTTTCCCTTTACGATTACCTCTGGCTACCGCGATCCTAAACACCCTTTAGAAGCTAAAAAAGAGAAGCCCGGCACCCATTCGCAAGGCATTGCTGCTGATATTCGCGCTGTTTCTGGCGCTGAACGCCATACTATCCTTGCGAACGCCTTTGAGATGGGTTTTGGTGGTATTGGAATAGCTAAAACCTTTATTCATGTAGATACACGGGACACAACACCCGTTGTCTGGACGTACTCGTGACCCCTGACCAACTAAACGCATGGCGAATTATTCCAAGAGTATTAATGTTTGCAATGATTTGCATGACTTATAGAACTGTAGAGTGGTTTATGTCCCTGCCTGATCCCAATCCTGAGCAAGCGGCTTTGGTTAGCGTAATGACCGGGGCCTTAACGGGTGCGTTCGGTCTATTTTTAGGAAAAAAAGAATAAATGACTGATTTAAACGTCAGCCTTTTGTCATGGCAGCAAGGTGTCTTTGCCGACCCTACTCGTTTTAAGGTTGTTGCCGCAGGTAGGCGTACCGGAAAATCCCGATTAGCCGCATGGTTGTTGATTATTAACGGTCTCCAAGCCGATAGGGGCCATGTATTCTATGTAGCCCCGACTCAAGGGCAGGCCCGTGACATTATGTGGCAGACTCTGATGGAACTGGGCCATCCTGTCATTGCTGGCTCGCATATTAATAATCTTCAAATCAAGCTGATCAATGGTGCAACGATTAGCCTAAAAGGTGCTGACAGACCCGAAACTATGCGTGGTGTGTCCTTGAAGTATCTCGTCATGGACGAATACGCAGATATGAAACCCGACGTCTGGGAGCAAATCCTCAGACCTGCCTTGGCCGATCAAAAGGGTGAGGCGCTGTTTATTGGTACGCCGATGGGCAGAAACCACTTTTACGAACTGTACAAGTATGCTGAGTTAGGTGATGACGAAACCTATAAGGCTTGGCACTTTACGAGTTACGACAACTCCATGCTTGATCCGGGCGAAATTGACATTGCTAAAAAATCCATGTCTAGTTACGCCTTTAGGCAAGAGTTTATGGCTTCATTTGAAGCTAGAGGCTCTGAAATGTTTAAAGAAGACTGGGTTAGGTTCGGGGAAAGCCCAGAAGAGGGCGATTATTATATTGCTGTTGACTTGGCTGGCTTTGAAGACGTCAACAAGAAACGCACCAAAAACACAAAGCTAGACGATACTGCGATTGCCGTTGCAAAGGTAAATGAAAATGGCTGGTTTGTGGAAAACATTATTTCTGGTCGCTGGAGCCTTGATGAGACAGCTACAAAGATTTTTCAAGCCGTCCGTGATTATCGACCCCTCAGTGTTGGAATTGAAAAAGGAATTGCAAAGCAGGCAGTAATGTCGCCATTAACAGATTTGATGAAGCGGTATGGTACGTTTTTTAGAGTTGAAGAATTAACGCACGGGAACAAGAAAAAAACAGATAGGGTAATGTGGGCTTTGCAGGGTCGGTTTGAAAACGACTACATCACCTTAAACAAAGGGGAATGGAATGTTAAGTTCCTTGATCAACTGTTTCAGTTTCCAGATGCTTTGACGCATGATGACCTAATTGATGCACTGGCGTACATAGATCAACTGGCTGAGGTGGTCTATGACTATGAATTTGAAATCGAAGACCACGAAATCTTAGACGTGGTAGCGGGATACTAAAATGGCAGATGACTATAGCCCAGACCCCTTAATGGCCGAGCAGTCTATTGAAGATTGGGTAATGACCAAGTGCGAAAACTGGCGCGATTATTTTGAGTCAAACTATGAAGATAGCTTTGAGGAGTATTACAGGCTTTGGCGCGGACAGTGGGATCCAGCGGACTCTCAAAGAGCATCAGAGCGGTCTAGGATTATTGCTCCGGCCCTTCAGCAAGCAGTTGAGTCTAACGTAGCTGAATTAGAAGAAGCCACTTTTGGTCGTGGCAAGTGGTTTGATATAGCGGACGATGTAGCAGATCCGCAAAAGCAAGACGCTTTAGTGCTGCGGAAGAAGCTGGCTGAAGACTTTGAAGCCACCAAGGTTCGTAAAGCAGTGGCGGAATGCTTAATTAACTCAGCCGTATTCGGCACAGGCATTGGCGAGGTGGTCATTGAAGAAATTAAAGAAATGGCTCCAGCAACTGAGCCAATCATGGGTGGTGACCTTCAGGCTGTTGGTGTCAATATTACTGACCGTGTAGTTGTAAAGCTCAAGCCTGTGCTACCTCAAAACTTTTTAATAGACCCAGTGGCTACCTCAGTTGAGGATGCTTATGGTGTGGCAGTCGATGAGTTTGTTAGCAAGCACAGTATTGAAATGCTGCAAGAGCAAGGCGTATACCGTGACGCTACGATTGAATCTGCCTCGCCAGATACCAACTTAGAACCCGATCAAGACCTGACTACCTACAATGATGACAAGGTTCGCTTAACCAAATACTACGGACTTGTTCCAAGAGAGCTTCTTGAAAAAGAAGACGTAGAGGTAGAAGAAGACTCAATGTATGTTGAGGCAATCGTGGTGATTGCTAACGAAGGCACTCTTCTTAAGGCGGAAGCAAACCCTTATATGATGAATGACCGGCCTGTCGTTGCATTTCCTTGGGATGTGGTGCCCGGAAGATTCTGGGGTCGAGGTGTTTGTGAAAAAGGCTATAACAGCCAAAAAGCACTTGATACTGAGTTAAGGGGGCGTATTGACGCCTTGAACATGACGATTCATCCAATGATGGCAATAGATGCTACTCGACTTCCTAGAGGGGCAAAGCCAGAAATCCGTCCCGGCAAAATCATTCTGACAAATGGAAATCCAGATGAAACCCTTAAACCGTTCAATTTTGGGCAAGTCAACCAAATTACATTTGGTCAAGCCGCCGCCTTACAGCAAATGGTTCAACAGGCTACAGGGGCGGTTGATTCTGCTGGAATTGCAGGTCAGGTTAATGGTGAAGCGACAGCCGCTGGTATCAGTATGTCTCTCGGCGCTATTATCAAGCGCCATAAGCGTACTCTTATTAACTTCCAGCAGTCTTTCCTCCTGCCTTTTGTAACTAAGGCCGCGCACCGATACATGCAGTTTGACCCCGAAAGCTATCCGGTTTCGGACTATAAGTTTGTTGCAACCAGCACGCTAGGCATTATTGCTAGGGAATATGAGGTTAGCCAGCTTGTCCAGTTGTTACAGACAATGAAGCAGGATAGTCCGATTTACCCTGTATTAATGCAAAGCATTATTGAAAACATGAATCTCAGCAACCGCGAAGAACTGATAGCGGCCATGCAACAAGCTAGCCAGCCTAATCCTCAAGCTCAGCAAATGGCTATGATGGCGCAACAAGTCCAAGTAGCTCTGCAGCAAAGTCAGACTGCGGCATTGAATGGTCAAGCAGCCGAATCGCAAGCTAGAGCGCAAAAACTGGCAGTTGAGTCCCAGTTGGCACCGCAAGAGCTTCAAATAGATGTCGTCAATGCTGTAACTAGAAACTTAAGAGAAGGCAGTGAAGATGACAAAGAGTTTGAGCGCAGGCTCAAAGTAGCGGATAGACTTCTCAAGGAAAGTGAAATAAAGGGCAAACAAGCAAATGTTAATGACGCAAACGGAAATCAACAACCTGTTCGGCCAAGTCAACAGCGCCTTCAAGGAGCAGGGGGAGCAGTTGAAAGACTTGAAGCAGCAATTAGACCAGCTCAAGGAGAGGGTTAATGCCCAAGAGCAAGGATCCAAAGCTGGCCCGGGCAGGCGTAAGCGCGTACAACAAGCCGAAAAGGACTCCGAGCCACGCAACGAAGAAGTTTGTAGTGGTAGCGAAGCAGGGGGACAAGACCAAAACGATTAGGTTTGGTGACGCCAAGATGAAGATCAAAAAAGATCAACCCGCCCGAAAGAAATCTTTTCGTGCTAGGCACAAATGTGATACTAATCCACCAAGCAAACTAACAGCACGATATTGGTCTTGCAGGAATTGGTAATATGGCCGCAGGAATGAAACATTACAAGCGTGACGGAACCCTTCATTCGGGGGGAACTCACAAAATGCCAGATGGCGCGCTGCACTCTGGTAAGACTCACGGTAAAACTTCTGTAAAGTTATTTCATTACAAAGATTTATCAAAAAAAGCCAAGGAGAAAGCTGATGCCGGGAAGAAAAAGAAAAGTAAGAAAGCCTAAGCCTTATTGAAATAAGTCATGCGTTTAACGCGCCTTGAATGGCTAACCCTATTTATTTTTATTTTTGCATTTGCGCTGAACATAGTGCTACTGAATGACAAAGTAGAACAAAAACTAGGTCTTTGCGGAGATGGGGTAGGGTTTAGTGGAAATCTACAGACCCCTTGCGAAGAGGAAGGGCCAGAACAAGACCCAAAGTAGTAGCTACCATCTTCAAAGTAGTAGCTACCAAGACAGGAGATTATGGTGGGTGTTGGATTAAATGCGTACAAATCTAAGCCAGTTAAAAAAAAGAAAAAGAAAAAAGCCAAAAGAAAGGCAAAAAAGTAATGGCTAACACTAAGGCTAAGGCCAAGAAAAAAGGCGCTATACCCGACAATGTAAAGAATAAAGCTCTTTACTCTAGGGTTAAGGCGGCGGCTAAGCGCAAATTTGACGTATATCCTAGTGCTTACGCCAATGCGTGGCTGGTGCGGGAATACAAAAAACGCGGTGGCACCTATGGCTAAAACCAAAGGCGGCTTAACTAAATGGTTTAACGAAGAATGGGTTGATATAAAGACGGGCAAGCCCTGCGGTCGCAAGAAGGCCAAGGGGTCAAAGCGTCCATATCCTGCTTGTAGGCCCAAAAAAGTAGCCGCAAAGATGACAAAGGCAGAAAAAGATGCGGCCAAGTCTAAGAAGACGGGGCCGAAAAAAGTAAAATACGCTGTTACAGCATCGGGCAAAAGAAGGAAAAAGAAAGCGTGACCAAGGAAGACGAAGAATATTACAGAATGTTTTTTGATATGTTTAGATCTGATTCTTGGAAACAGTTAATTTTGGATCTTCAGGACAACGTTAGCTCAATAAATAACGTAGAGGCCCTTAAGGATGTTAATGACATGTATTATCGCAAGGGCCAGATAAATGTTCTTGCGTCTATAATCAACCTAGAGACGTCGACAAACGCTAGCTACGAAGAGTTGACAAGCTCTAATGATTAAGGTATTTGAATTCCGTTGCACGAACGGACATATTTTTGAAGATTTTGTAGATGGCACAACTACAACCAGTAGGTGCGGTTGTGGCGCCGAAGCTACAAAAATCGTTTCAGCGACTAAATGCATGCTGGACGGGTCTACTGGGGATTTCCCCGGTCGACACGCGAAGTGGGTACGAGAGCATGAAGAAGCTGGGCGACGTGGCAGAGTGGCTCGCCAAAAGGCTGGTCAACTTTGATTATCTCCATAACCTTTAAGAAGGCGGGGCAAGTTAAGTGATGTCAAGAGCGACAATTATTGATGAGCGTCCAGATGAGGTGGACACCACATTACCGGAAGAGCCAGCTACTGAAGCTGTTGAGGCCCCTGTAGAGGAACAACCTCAAGCCAATGAAACACCAAACAAGTATCAAGGTAAGTCTGTTGAAGAACTAATACAGATGCACCAAGAACTTGAAAAGTTTTCAGGCAAGCAGCGAAATGAAGTTGGTGAACTACGGCAAGTGGTTGACAGCTATATCCAGACAGAACTCTCAGCCAAAGAAGCACCTGAGCAACAGCAAATAGACGATAGCGAAGATGTTGATTTCTTTGTTGATCCTCAAAAAGCTGTGGATAGCCGTATTGCTAACCACCCTAAAATCAGAGAAGCGGAGGCTTACACTCAGCAGTACAAACAACAGGCCACTCTTGCACAGTTGAAATCTAAACATCCAGAAATGGAATCAATACTGCAAGACCCTAAGTTTGCCGAGTGGATTAAGGGTTCAAAGGTTAGGACAAAATTATTTGTAGAGGCTGATAGATCGTATGATTATGACGCTGCCGACGAATTGTTTTCGCTTTATAAAGAGCGTAGCAATGTTGTTCAACAGACTGCTAACGCAGAACTGGTGGCCCGTAAGAATAGTGTTAAATCTGCCAACACAGGTAATGCTCGCGGTTCCGCAGAGGGGACAAGGAAGAAGGTTTATCGTCGCGCTGACATTGTAAAACTAATGCGAGATGACCCAGAGCGTTACCAAAGTCTTTCAGATGAACTGCTGAGGGCTTACGCGGAGGGTCGAGTTAAATAGCCCTAAAGGAGATTTATCATGGCTACAGCAACTTATCCCGGTGCAGGTGGTAATACTGCGCTAACAGAAGCGGCAACTTTTGTACCAGAAATTTGGTCAGATGAAATTATTGCTGCATATCAAAAGAACTTGAAAATGGCACCCCTTGTCAAGCGTCTCGCTATGACTGGCAAGAAAGGTGACGTTATTCATATCCCTAAGCCTACTCGTGGTGATGCCAACGCTAAAGCGGCTGATACTGCGGTAACTATCATTGCAAACACCGAGTCAGAGTTGCAGGTTACTATTAACCGGCACTTTGAATACTCGCGTTTGATTGAGGACATCGTAGAGGTACAGGCTTTATCTTCTCTGCGTCAGTTTTACACTCAAGACGCTGGTTATGCTCTGGCTGTACAGGTTGACACTGACCTGCACGCGTCTGGCACTGGTTTTGGTGACGGTGGCGCTGTTGTATTTAGCCCTGCTGCTACTGACTACCAGCACACTGGTTGTTTCTTTAATGATAACGGCACTACCACTCAGTACACTGATGACACTCTAGTAGCTGGTGATGAGTTCACGGATGCGTTTTTCCGTGACATGATCCAGAAGATGGATGACAACAATGTACCGATGGAAAATCGTAACCTGATTATTCCGCCTGCAACGCGCAATGCGATTATGGGCATTGATCGTTACGTGTCATCTGACTTTGTGTCTGGTGGAACTGTCAACAACGGCTTGATCGGCAACTTGTACGGCGTAGACGTTTACGTTTCTGCTAACTGCCGAACTATCGAAGCTGCTGGCGATAACACTGCATCAAGCGTCGACACTCGTGCCGCGCTGTTGTTCCACAACGAAGCAGTTGTTATGGCAGAGCAGTTAGCTGTTCGCTCTCAGACTCAGTACAAGCAAGAGTACTTATCTACTCTGTACACCGCTGACACCCTCTACGGTGTTCAGGTGTATCGTCCTGAAGCTGGTTTTGTTATGGCAGTACCATCTGCCTAATAGAGCATCGGGGGTCGCAAGGCCCCCTTTCCTTTTCTCTTGCTAGGAATAACCAATGGCTAATTACACCAAAACCACAGACTTTGCCGCAAAAGACACGCTTGCCGGTGGTGACACCAATAAGGTTATTCGCGGTGCAGAGTTTGAAACAGAATTTGATGCTATTGCTACAGCGGTAGCTACTAAGTCTGATACAGCAGGCCCTACGTTTACTGGCACAGTTACTATTCCGACCGCTGACATTAACGGTGGAAACATTGATGGCACTGTAATAGGCGCTGCTTCAGCAGCCGCCGGTACGTTTACTAACCTTGTGGCTACATCTGCCGACATTAATGGCGGTACGGTAGATGGCGCTACGATTGGTGGCTCATCTGCTGGTGCAGGAACATTTACCAACCTGACTGCTAGTGGCACTGTGAACTTTAGCGGTGCAACCATCAGCAACCTTGGAACAATTACGACCGCCAACTTAGATGGTGGTACGGTCGACAACGCCGTTATTGGCGGAGCAACGCCTGCGGCTGGATCATTTACTACGTTATCTGCTTCTGGCACGTTTACTGTAAATGGTGGTGCTGTCACGGCTACAGCGGCTGAGCTAAACATTCTTGATGGCGTTACGTCTACTGCCGCAGAACTTAACATTTTAGATGGCAAGTCATTTGTAGATGAAGATGATCTGAGCAGTAACTCTGCAACCGGAATACCTAGCCAGCAGTCCGTAAAGGCTTATGTAGACTCACAAACAGGCTTAGGTGGTGCTACGCTTGCTGGTCTTGCTGATACTAACGTTACCTCTCCTGCTGATGCGGCTCTTTTGTTTTACGACACCGGCACATCAAAGTGGATTGACAACGTTGTATCTGGCGACATTACGATTGCAGATACTGGCGTAGCAGCTATTGGTTCTGGCGTCATAGTCAACGCTGATGTTAATGCAAGTGCCGCAATCGCAGTATCTAAAACCGCTTTAGTAGCAGGAACAGGTATTAGCCTTAGCACCAACACTTTAAATGTTGATGCCGCACAGACTCAAATTACCTCTGTTGGCACGCTTGGAAGTTTAGATGTCGACAATATCCAGATAGATGCTAATGCCGTTAAGTCAACTAACACTGATGGCAACATACAGTTGTTTCCTAATGGAGAAGGTTTTACAGAGTTTTATGGGAACACTAATCCCGGCACAGTTAGATTTAATTGTGAAAGCAATTCACACGGTGTAACCGTTAAGGGGCCAGCGCATAGTGCAGCAGCAACTTATGAAGTAGTGTTTCCTAATGTTTTAGGTCTTACACAAGCAGCAGCTATTGTTACATCGGATGCTAATGGCGTTGTTAATTTTGATGCTGGAACGACAGATGACGTAAATACAATAACGTCTAGCTCTAATGCTGCAACAATTAACTTGCGACTTGGTAATGTGTTCGAGCATGACCTTACTGAAAATGTTACCTATACATTTAGTAATTCCGGTGCAAACAACACGGCTTCATTTTTTGTTTTAAAGATTATTCAAGGTAGTTCAGCCAGAGTAATTACATGGCCCTCAAGTGTTGATTGGGCGGCGGCTACAGCCCCAACCCTAACCGCAACAAACGACGGTGTAGATGTGTTTGTGTTTTTTACTAGGGATGGCGGTACTACTTATTACGGCTTTACTGCTGGGCAGGCGATGGCCTAATGAGTAATTCTGCGCTAAAACTACTTGCGGCCTCTGGCGCTAAAGGTTCAGCCACCTACGTTGACGATTTGTTTTCTACGTTTTTGTATGAAGGTACTGGTGTAAATCAAGTCATAGACAATGGGATTGCTCTTGCTGACGAAGGCGGTCTGGTCTGGTTTAAAAATAGATCGGGTGGTGATAACAATTGCTTATATGACACTGAAAGAGGTGCAGGCAAAGTAATATTCTCTGATTCCACAGGCGTGCAATTAAGTGCAACAGGCGCGCAACAGGTAACTTTTAGGTCTGCTGGTAATACTGGCTTTGAAACAGGCACCGGCTACGGTGGGTCAGAAAACGGGAACGGTGACGACATATGCTCGTGGACATTCCGCAAGCAAGAAAAGTTTTTTGACATTGTTACCTATACGGGTAACGCAACAAACGGTAGAGAAATAGCACACAATCTAGGCTCTGTTCCCGGTCTAATAATTATTAAAGAATTAGGAACCACGAACTATTGGCCTGTTTATCACAGATCTCTAGGCGGAACTAAGAATCTTTATTTAGACAACACCACCGCCGCCACTACGTGGGATGGCAGCTGGAACAATACCGCACCAACCTCAACAGTGTTTACAGTAGGCGGGCAGAATGAAAACAATAGAAATGGAGGGTCACACGTAGCTTACTTATTTGCCCACGACGAACAAGAGTTTGGCACAGGCAGTGACGAGGCCATTATTAAGTGCGGGAGCTTTACTACGGATAGTAATGCTGTTTTTTATGAGAGTCTTGGATTTGAACCACAATGGGTGCTGATAAAAAGAAGTAGTGGTTCAGGCTCGTGGAATCTTTTAGACAATATGCGTGGTTTTCTTGCAGAAGGCACTGCGGGTGGAAAATATTTAAGACCTGATAGTGCTAATGCAGAAGGAACTTTATCTAGTGCTGATTCTGAATATGTAAATAGCACTGGGTTTGGTGGTAATGGTAACGGTGTTACTGGTAGTGCTAATTCAACATTTGTCTACGTAGCCATCCGCAGACCCCACAAGCCAGCAGAAGAGTTTGCGGCTACTGATTTGTTTAAGCAAGACAATGATACAACAACAACTTCTCCCAAGTATGTTAGCGGCTTCCCTGTTGATTTTGCCCTTCAAAATACTGTAGATGAGACGGGATATACTCAATTATCGTCTC